CAATCCATCATTCCAAAACACCACTCATACGAAGATTCTACAGTTACAGTTTCGCGTGTGAACCTGAACAGGCACAACCGACGGGACAGGTGAACTTTAGCCTCATCAATAATCAATTGATCACGGCCAATGTCACCGAAAATACAACCTATGACCGAACACTTCACGTCTACGCCTTAAGTTATAACATACTTAGATTGGATAAAGGTATGATGCGAATGATATTTAATACGTAATGGAACAACAATACATTACGTCAATGATTGATATAATGACACCCGTCATCGAACGAAGTATGCTCATCGCATGTGAATACTGTAAAGCAACAGGTCGTGACACCGTCACGGCAGAAGATGTTGAATATGCCACAAAGTATTGTGCTATGAATACTGTGGGTGATCACATCGGTTCATTTTTTCCAGAGATATACGACAACCAGGAGGAGGATGACGATGACTCTTTGGAAGAAGTGAATGACGATGAGTGTCCACCGTTTATCAGGTACTCAGGAGATGATTCTAGATTTATTAAAGTTAACGAAGCCTATGATCATTGGAATGATTGGATCCCTCAAAGCCCGGCAGAAGAGATGTTAAAAAATGCTGTTAATAGTAATGGACCCAGAGGGATGGACGAGCAATGAATTTAAAATCATCGATGAAGATTCAAGTTCCGATTCAGACTCAGACTGTGATACAGAAGAAAATTTCCAGGTGACGAGGGGGTATTCCATACAAAAATATCAAAAAATCCTAACAGAAGTTGAACTGTTACCAGAATAATTTTCTATGCCTACAATAAATGTCCGGCCCCGCCATCGAAACTGTCCAGGTACTCACCAAGGAACTCCAGACCCAGTCCCTCAACTCTGTCGTCGCGGGTTTCTCCTTCGCGGCTGCCATCTCGTGGCTTGACCTTGTCCGCTGGGCGATCAACCAGATCGTCCGCGTCCAGAAGAACGGTGGTCTCCACTACGGTCTCACCGCCCTCTTCACGACCCTCCTGTCGGTCGTCGTGTACCTCGTGATCTCCCGCTTCTCCCCCACCGTGAAGAAGCCCGTCGCCCCCGTGTACGCCATCACCCGCTAAGTTCTCTTACGAGTGATGAACAGGATGAATATACCCAAGAATGCGATGATAGAAATCAGTATGTACTGCTGATTCCATCTATACGGATCCTCTATTTCGGGGATGCTTATAGGCGGTGGTAAAACCCCAACATCTGAAGCTGTATGCTTCGAGATGGCTTTAAATTTTCCAGTGTTACACTCGATTCTAAATTTCAGTACATGTTCCTGATTTCTAAAATCGTAGGGGATGAGTCGACCTTGACTCATCGTGAAGAATGTGATATGTAGTTGTTTCAGACTCTTTTGTGATCCAGAAAAGAATGAATGTTCGATGGGGTCTTCAGATGATGTATAATTGACATAGTCGCCGTTCAAAAGAATCTGCCCGGTGAAGAACGGTTCGCGAATGTAGACATCTTTATTGAATGTCTCGGATCCAGTTCCCAAACGTAACATTATGGCATTCGGACCTTCTAGATTGATGCTACCACCCGTAAAACTTTCGTTTTGTGCGATCGTTATGTTCTGAGGTGGTAATCCAAACACTTGATGAGGTGTCGTAAAATTAGACGTGATAAGATTGGAAACATCGTCCAACGTACCCAGTCCGTAGCGAGCATTCACACCGTCACCAAACTTTAGAACCACTGGGTCGTTGCCCCCATTCAACCACGACAACGCATTCGTGTTAGAGTCATACGTGACGGTGAGATCACTGACGTGATCATCGATGTTCGACGCGAGGTCGTCACCATTTGCGAAGGAGCGGTTCGGTAAACTGATGGCGGCCGTCTCAATATCTTCGATCGTGAAATCAATGGCGGGTATGATACCGATTATGTTCGTGGTGCCATCGTGATATGACGACGGTGAGATCGAAATGTCACTGACATTGTCACTGTCACTGTCACTGAGCCCGATTTCACCCACGGTCGTCCCGGATAATCTCAGCGTGATATCAAAAATACTGTCGTTGAATACTCGTAACTTGTCTTCGACGTATATCGTACGCAAACCCGTCGACGAAGAGAACGACGACGCGAGTGCTTCACCAGTCTTAAACACACCACCCGGAAATGAGACTGATTTAGTATCATTGGAAATGGTATACGATATAGTCATAGAAGGTACGGGGTTCAGGTTTAAAATTTCACCCTCATACGTTTCTCCAGGAAGAATCAATGGTGTACCCGAAACCCCAAACGCGTCACTTAGAGATGTGATTTGATAATTCGACCCCGAAGTATTTTTAAAAAACAAACGACCACTGGTAAACGTCACCTGTAAACTCCCATCGAAAGCGATGTTTAGGTCGGACGCTAACGTGGTACCACTGTTATAATATCCACCATTGAAATCCAGAGAAGATACTCCGGGTATCGTATTCGTAAATTGTTGACCAGTTAGTGTACCCCCTGGAGTAATCGTCGTAGGTCCAGTCGGAAGACCGATACTGTTCGTTGTGAATGTAATCGCGTACGTGTACACACTGGTATTCGTTATCTGAAGAGTGTCATCGATGTATTCAACATCCAAGTCACCACCTAGACGGTAGGATAACATATCAGCAAATTGTGACCGATTCGTCGAGTTTGTCGCTTGGGTAGTCACTTGACGCGTGATATCCGCATACTCTAAGTCAAAATTCACACTCGATATAGTTCCCAAAATCACACTCTCCGCGGTGTACGTACCACCCGGAATAATTTCTATGGTCCGTGCCGGAATACCAATTTGTTGAGATTCTGTTCCCGTAAAATCGAGATACTTGGTGACACTCGAACTCGTATTGGTTATTACAAAAGATTGACCATTGAATTGTCCCTGTAGATCATTCGTCGTGAAATCGGTATTCACATCGGTGATGGTCGACCCTGGGGCTATCTCTATCTGTACACCCTCCGCACTTCCCTGGAACGTATTCACACTAAACGTATTGTTGTGTCCATGAATCAGTGTCTGACTATTGGGTATACGAGCAGATAACAACGTAATCTTTTGGATGTCATAGATTTCATTCTTCAAGTCGATGACATAGTCACGTGGGTCTGGGTATTTCGAATAGTCGCGTTCGCTACTATCGATTTCTAAGGTGTGGACCTCCATTAAAATTTAGGTATATAATTTTAATGAGTGTTTCTATTTAATTAATGGACTTGCTGAAGGGGTTGTTCGCAAGTTGGTTTTTCGCTAAATCTAAACGGTTACCCATGACATGGGGATTGGGAGCACCCTTATAGGGGTTAAGCTCAGTATACTTATTGACCTGGTAGTTCTGTGTCCACCCACCGTTCGCGGCACCTGTGCGTCCATCGATCCGAGTCTTATCGTGACGAATCGTCGTCAAGGCACCGTGCTGGTTGACAGGCTTCTCACGGACGTTCATGCGGCCTGGGTTACCCATACGGTTAGGCTTAGCACGACGTTCGTCGGGTCGAATACCGAAGGCGAATTGCTGGTCAACGCTGTAGCCAGCCTGACCATTGGTTCCTTCGACACCCATGCGAGCCGCTGGTGAAACCATGTAGCCACCATAGAAGTTTGTGATACCCGGTGAAGGGTTGTTCACGTGCATAAACTGAGCATCGTGGATGTCCTCCTTGTTACGAGTGGGGTTCTGGGGCAGTGTCTGCCCCGGAATGAAACGACGACCCGGTGTCTTGTCGAGACCATCCGCCCGGTGACCAGTCTGAGAACGATTGGTCGTTCGCATCGCCTTCTGATGCGAAGCCCGGGGAACAACGCCACTCATACCCTGGGCACGACCGAGGGTCGGGGGGCGACGCTCGGGAAGGTACGCAGTCTTTTCGGGGTGATTGTAGCTCACCTTACCAATCTCCGCACGGCGACCACCCTTCGTGTCGACGGCAGGACCGGAACGACCGGGTAACGTGGTAAGACGATACGCACCAGTATTGACAGGATTCACTCGGAAAACCTGTTGGTAGCCACCAGCCGACTCAACGTCGGCACCGACACCGAGGCCGGGACCGACCAACTTTTTCTCGACTGGAGAAAGATTGTTCATCCGACCCTGATCATAGAGACGACCACGCATCTCGAGAAGTTCTTGACCACCAGTTCTATTTTGTGGGGCGATAACCGAGAAAGAATCAACTTCGGATTTACGATCAGTGAATGGATCAGAGAATTCGATTTCTTCATATTCGGTATCATATAATTCGGGCTCCTTCTCCACAACCTTTTTGGGCTGCTCTGGAACCTCACTCAGTTTACGACCGGCATAGATGAGACCCGCGACAGCCAATACGGACACGGGGTCTGCCATTCTTACTTGATGATAATATTTTTATTGGGGTAAATATCTCTGGTTAAACATGCTATTCTGGATGTGGGCACGTGTACTGAGTGGCTCATAGGTACGGGTACGAAGAGGGACCTTGCACGCAACATCGTTGAGTGGGAAGAAGCCACTCTCGTGGGGCTTGACGACAACCTTGTTGAAACGAGTCGTCGCTTGGGGACGAAGTTGGTCACTGACCTCAATGTGTTGAGCTGGAGAACCCTTACCTGCCATATAGGGAGCGGTCCCGAACACCATCGTCGAAGGGCGGCAGCAGTAATTCAGGGCACTGGGTTGTGGGTACACGAAAACATCATCGGTCGCCTTGTTAGTGGGAACACCACCACCATTGACGATGTTCAGTCCTGGTTGGAGTTGATACGCCATTTATTA